CACTTTGCCTGCCGCGTAGGGGTTGCCCCTGGCGGCCTGCTGGGCGGCCCAGGTGCTCAGCTCCACCTCGCGCGGTGTCGGTTGGATGACGGGAGCTCCCTGAGGCCTCTCAGCCGGCGGCGGAACATAACCAGGCGGATACTGCTGCTGCGGTGGCGCCGGCTGGATGTCGGTAACCGTCCGCTGCGGGTTCCGGGGCTGTAGCTGCGCCTGCGCCACCTGTACCGGCGCCGGCTGCGCTGGAGGTGTGTCAGGACCGCCTGCGGAGCCCGTACCTGCGAAAGCCAGAGCCGGGCTGGGTTGGGGCTGCTGACCTCTCTGGGCCACCAGTGAGGCCGTCACGCCATCCCTGGGGCTGTTCAGGCGGTTGAGGTAGTCCTGGCCATAGCCGGCCACGGTCAGGCGGCCGTGCTGGTCGGTGGCGTTGGGGTTGTTCATGCCACCCTCGCCGGCGTACCAGGCCCTGGCGGCGCCCTCCTCGCCATACTTGTTGGCGTAGCTGCCGAATTGGTTGTCGAAGGTTTTATCCTGAGCGTCCCGATCGGCCAGGAACTGCTGCGGCGTCAGCGATCGGCCGAGCGCATCCTTGGTCCAGGGGCCGATGTTGGCGCCCATCATTCCGTATTTGCCATAGGCACGATCGCCGCTTGGCGTGACAGCACCGAGCGCGGTGTATGGATCCCTGGCGCCGCCGGTTTCGATACCGCTGATGCCGCGCCGGCGGCCAAAGGTGGGATCGATGTTGGCGTCCAGCTCATTGGGCTGAGATTGATCGCTCGCCTGCCCTCCAACGAGACCTCGGGTATCCGTCTGGGGGATGGGGCCAAGCGAGGCAGGCTGCTGCGCAATGGCTGACGGCGCCACAGGCGAGATCGACGGCCCGCTGGCAGCGTTAATGGCCTTGACGCCGGGTTCGTCCTGGATGTGGACGTCGGCATAGGACTGCGGCGCTGTACCTCCTGCCGGCGGATTAAGGCCCTGCAGCGCCAGATCCTGCTGGCTCAATTCGCTGGCTATGCGCCGGTCGCCGAGCGCGTCGCCGATCGCCGACAAACCCTCGCCGATCGTCTTGGGGAACTTGCTCCCGGACGCCATCATCTGCAGGGCGATGCGCTTGCGCAGTTCCATGTTGACGTTGGGGTCGTTCTGCCAAAAATAACTGGCTGACGGGTCGGAGACTGTAGTCATCACGCTGCCCTCAGTATGCTGCCCATGACACGTCGCGGATTGATGTACTTGGTGCCCTCGCGCTCGGCGACGGCCCTGGGCTCGATCTGTTCGACATCCTGCGCCATCGGGCCAATGTGTCGCGTCGACGTCGGGTCGTCCTTGTAGCTGTATTGATAAATCGGCAGCTCCCGCTTTTCGTTTTCGTCGGTGGCGGCAAACACCGTGCCCATCTTGCGGATGTTTTCCTTCGACCGCCGATCGGACTTGAGGTAGCCGGCCCCCAGCCCAAGGATACCGCCGATCAGGTTGTTGGTATTGGCTGAGCTCTGCTGGTAGTTCTGCATCTGCTGATTGAAATTGGTATTGATCAGCCCGCCCACGTCGGTAGTGGCAATCTGCGACTGCGGCGCATTGAGCCAGCTGGGCTGGCTCACCTGCGAGCCCGACATCAGCGAGGAAATCTCGTTGATGGGCTGGTTGCGCTGTGCGTATTGCTCCTGCATCCACTGGTTACGCTGGGTCTGCGCGGCGTTGAAGGCGGCCTGCTGCTGCGCCATCTGCTGTGCCAGGCCGGTGTTCTGGAACGAGGCCAGTGCTCCCGCCTGCCCGAATTGCTGGCCCTGCGCGGCGTTGGCGAAGGTGCCGGCGCCGAGCGCCTGCTGGTAGCCCTGGTTCTGCGCCGCGTTCTGGAACTCGGCCTGCGCCTGCGCCTCCTGCGTCATGCGCTGCTGTTCTTGTCCCGCCTGGCTGATGGCGCCAAACCGCGCGTCGTTGGCCTGCCGGTTGTAGTTGTCCATGGCAGATGCATAGGCCTGCGAGCCGTAGCGAATGCCCTGGTCTGCGAGCTGCTGCTGCACCCGCTGCTGCTCGATCTGCAGCTGCGGGTTCATCCGCTGCATCAGGCTGTCCTCGACCCGCTGCCGATCGGCCGAGAAGCCATCGGATGGGCCGTAACTTTGCGTGATGTCGCCGTAGCCGCCGAGCGAGGTCTGGATCGGGCCGCCGGCATCGAACGAGGTCGCGGCCTTGCCGACATTGGCGATATTCTGCGCGTTGCCTCCCGCCGGCCCACCGGTGGGATTGAAGGCGGTATTAAGCAAATTGGAGACACTCGCCGACTGCGAATTGGCCAGCCCCGCCAGGTTCATTTTTGCGGCGTCGGTCTGGCTCTTGATTGCCTGTTGCTGCGGCGACAGCGACTGTGTCGAGGTGAACGTCGGCAGGTTGTACTGGCTGCCCGTCGACGGGTCGGTCCAGCCGTAGTTGCCGGTGACGTCATAGCGCAGCGATCCATCAGGCGTGTTCTGGTTGACGTTGTTGAGGAAGGCGTTGGCAACGCCGGTCGAGACGTTGGTGCCGGTCTGGGCAGCCGCGGTCTGCAGCGGGTTGGGTGGCGTCGGCTGATCGCCAAACAGGAAAGACATGGTCTACCTCTGCATCGGTTGCTGCATTGGTTGCTGCGGTTGCGCCATCGGCTGCTGCATGGGTTGCTGCGGCATCCCTTGCTGTGGCATCTGCGGCGCCATCCCCTGCGGCGGCATTCCCTGACCGATAGGCGCCCCCTGGGGCGGCATTCCACCTGGGGCGGGCATGCCCTGTTGCGGAATGCCGCCACCGCCCATCATCCCTTGCTGCGGCATTTGAGGCATCTGCGGCATGGGTGTCTGCGGCGGTGGGTTGGCGATATTCATCAGCGCCGCGGTAATGCCGTCGCGGCTCTGGTTGGCGCCTGGACTGAGATAGGGGACGGGCATCATGCGGCCTTCTCTGTTGTCGCAACGTGGAGCACGTCACGCTTGCGATTGAACTTGTTGGCTTCCCACGCCTCGCGCGTCAGACGGCACACCACCAGATCGCGGTCGCGACCGAGCATGCGCGGCAGCAGGGTTGGCGCATAATTGAAGGCGATCAGCTGCCGCAACTGGCTCTTGTCATCGGCCGGCACGCGATTGACCACCATCTGGCAGTCGAGCTGCAGGAACGGATACTGGTAGGCGCGCCACATGGTTTCGCGCGTCAGCCACCTGGCGCCAGGCAGCGCTGCGCCGCTCATCTCGATGACGCCAGCCTGCTTGTCGTAGTTGTTGTAGAGGATGCCGGCGACCAGGTGGCCGTCCTTGTCGATAACGCCGATCGTCGCCATCATGGGCGGCATCTCGCGGCCATGCCACGCCGGCACCAGGTCGGCGACAAAGCGCGATATGATCTCGTCATAGCCGTAGACGTAGTCTGGCATCAATACTCTCCTCCGAGACCACCCCAGCCCTCGCTCGTGCCTGTACCTGCTGCGTTAAGCCCCGCCACATCACCCGCGCCATATCCCCAGCCGCCGGAAAGACCGGATCCCGGTGTACCGATAGTGCCGATGTCGAGGCCGTAGCCGGGTTGTCCTGAATAGGAGCTGCCGCCGTAAGGACCGAAGCCGGACGGACCAAATCCACCAAAATTGCCGCCGGGATTGGTCGCTGCGCCTGCGCCTACGCCGAAGCCGCCAGCCAAACCTGATCCGGGCGCGCCTACGGTGGCGGTGCCCGTGCTTAGGCCGTTGTTGCCGTTGCTGGGGCCGGAGCCTTGACCGGGTGCGCCACCTGGTGCGCCACCTGGTGCGCCACCTGGTGTGCCACCTGGTGCGCCACCGCCGCCACCGGGGCCTGCGCCACCGCCGCCGCCGCCGCCGCCGCCGCCACCATCGCCACCCATACCCGCATCGCCGCTATTGCCCGGGCCCCCGCCCTGCTGGTTCAGCCACGCATTGGCGGCATCCTTCCCGACAATACCGGAGAATGTCGCCCAGTCGCTCGCTGACATGCCCGCCGCCAGCGGATTGCCTCCACCGCCGCCCTGCCGCATCCAGTAATCGGGATTGGCGTAGGCCGCCGATCCGCCGCCGATCCACGGGTTGTTGACCGGCGTTCCCGGCTGACCGCCCACGGTGACGCCGCCCTGCCACGGCTGCAGCGCGTTCATCCAGCCAACGTCGGTGACGGAGCCCGAGGGTTGGCCGGGGTTCTGAAAGTATTGCGCATAGTCGCCGTAGGGACTGCCCTGTTGTGGTTGTTGCGCCTGCTGCGCCATCACCGCCTGCGCGATCGCGTCGCGCGTCGCGTCATGTTGCTGCTGCAGGGCCGCGTAGTAGCCGGACATATCCGGCGCCGCGCCACCACCGCCTGCGTCAACGGGCTGATCGGGGATGTCTACACCGGGGCCGTCAGTAACAGAGCCTGATTGAACTCGCATGTTTTTACCTCACGATACGCCAAGCATGACTTGCGGCGGCGTCAGACCGGCCGCGACCGGACCGCCGCCGGAATACGGCCCGCCTGATGGTCCACCCAGACCGCCGCCATAGGCGCCACCGACACCACCGCCAGCAGGCGGCGCTGCCGCAGCTGCCGCTGCCGCAGCTGCTGCTGCCTGTTGCTGCGCTACCTGAGCCGCGATCGCATTACGCCGCGCGTCGAAGTCGTACGGACCGCCCATCGCACGCACCCGCAGCGCCTCAGGATCGAGCTCGCCGGCCGGGTTGCCAGTATTGAACGACACCGGCATTCGCGTCTGCTCGATGTTCTGATCGTTGACATTAAAAACGCGGTTCTGCCAGTCGTTCACCGCCTGCATCGCAGCAGGATCTCCCGCTCTCCAGGCTGGCGCAAACAAATCGCCCATTGCAGGCATCTCACATCTCCCTAGACGTTGACGCCACAAACTTCATACGTCGCTGCGATCGAAATCAATTCCACATCCGGCACAGCCCGCTGCGCCACCGTCACCTGGCAGATAGGCGCATGTGAAAATCCGGTGTAGCCGATCGATACCCACATGGTATTGCGCACTGTTGGCACACCTGGCGCCGGCTGGTCCCACTGCGCATAGGCGTCCTTCTCAGCTGGTGTCGGCGGTATGGCGACCCCTGCCGGTCCCCACAACCCCTGATCCCAGACGTCGAGCACACCGGGGTCGAAGCCCGCCTGCGGCGGCTGCGGAATGACAATGACGTAATCGGTGGTGGCACTGAGCTGCGGCTGAAACGGCTCGCCGGATCTTGCCACGAACGAGGCTCGCGACTGCCGCCACACAATCGTCATCGACTGCGAATTGAACATCTCCCAGCCGCCAACCATCGTCGCCGAATAAGACATGCCATTGTCGTAGCCGGTGCGATCGGCCTGCATGATCTGGCCGGTTTGCGTACCGAAAAACATATTCACGCCAATGCGCCCGAAGCACATCGCATCCCAGCCGACAAACCTGGCCCAGGCGCCAGTAGCGATATTGACAACGGCGCAATACCACGCACCAGGCGTGCCGCCCGGCCAGGTGACAAACATGCCGCCGTACTCGTCCCATTTCTGCATGGTCCACGGCCATGTGCGGCGCTGGTTCACCATGTCACGCCACATCGGCTTGATGGCGCGCGTGATGGCGGCGAGCTCGAGCTGCCCGCTGTCCTTGGTGATCGATGCGCTGATGGGGATGATACCGTCGACTGTAATAATGAGCACATCGCCACCCACCGCGATGTGACCGTTCATGCCAATCGGGATTGAGGTCTGGTAGCGGCCTTCCTGGCGCCAGTTCGCGACAGTCGTGGGGTCCGAGCCAGTGAAGATCAACAGCTCACCCTGGTCCGTCATAAACACACACTTATCGTCTATGCCGTCGCCAGCATCGAGGCTCCAGGTGAAACCACAGAGCAGTTTTCCGCCTTTGGTCGCGGCACCGGCCAGGGGGATATACTCGAGCTGCCCCTGAAATGCGTTGGTTGGCAGGCACCATGCATTCATGGTGCCTCCCTCAATAAAAAAGTATCTGCCGCGATACTTCCACACATATGTCAAATTATGCCCGGTCGCACACGTTGGCGGCGGCGTCACGACTGGGTTGGTGGTGATCTGGCTGGCGTTGAGCGTGGTCCAGGTGGTGCCATCGAAGTGCAGCAGATAATCGCCGGCGTCGTTTGCCACCAGCATGTGGTCGCCGCTCTGATTGGCGAGCTGAGAGGCGACGTAATTACCTGATCCCTGTCCTGACTTGATCATGGTCGGCACAGGCGCCGTGACGTCATAAAGCTTGTTGGCGTTGCCGGCATACATGCGCTGGGTACTGAAGCCGTAAAACGAAAACATGGAGATGACAGGCGTTGTCTCCGGCAGCGTGCCCCACAACGTGCATCCGCCTCGCAGCGCGATGCCTTTCATGGTCGGCTTCCAGTTGTCCAGCACCAATGCAGCGCCAGGCTGTGTGAAGCTCTCGTTCTCGTTCAGGATCAGCCCTCTGGTCGGCGCCGGTATGGTGATGGTCTGCAGCCGCTGCGCGGTCTGCGGATCGACGGCCGATCGTCGGAATGCCTGATAGGTCATGGCGGCCCCGGCACATAAATGGTCTGGCTCGGGATAGCCAGGCGCGCATTATTGGATATCGGAGTTCTTCCGACGATGATTGGCGATGGACTATCGCGCCCCATCACATTGGTCAGGGCATCACCGTAGTTGGAAAGATCCTCGGAATACGGTGACCCTTTTTGGGCCTTCCATTGCCAGATCATGCCTAATTTCAAGGTGCGTTCGTCAAGCGCAAACGTGTCTCCATCCGCCATGAATGCATCGCCGCGGCCGCCAGACGTCAGGTTGATGCAGTTCTTGTCGAGATACAGAAACGTGGCTGTCACGGCATTGGCCATGATGGGCCAGATCAGCATCCGGCCTCCCATCATGGTCCACTCGCCGTAGGCCTCCGAGTAATTCATGGCGCGGCGATGCAGCCACTCGTCGGCGTCCGGAACGAACCGCATCGACACCAGCTGCGACGTCGATCGCCACACGTTGGCCGTCAGCAGCATCCTCTTGTAGTTGGACGGCAGAGTAAACCCATCGGCTACACCGTCGCCGGTGAACGTGGCGATGGTCTTGAACATGGTCCAGTCGCGGGTGTCGTAGGCGATGCGCTGCGCCATCTCGTTGGCGAGCGTGAGCATCTCCTGCATGGTGCGGTTGCCGGAGATGCTGGAAAACACCGATTGCGGGACCAGAACGCCCACCGTCGCGCAGACATCCTTCACCACCGACAACAACGTCATGTCAGGCCACCTTCTGTGGCCGGCACTCCTGCGCCATCCGCACCAGCGTCTTGCGATTGCAGTTGCCCTGCGGAGGCATGCCGGTGTGGGTCTTGATGAACTCGCGAAGGCCTTCGAGCGTCATGCCGGCGAACTCGCCCTCCTCGGCCTCGCGTACTTTCTTGTCCTGGAAATCCTCCTCGAGCAGCGCATTGCGCGCCCGTAGCGCCTCCAGCTCGGCCTGCAGCTGCACAGTCGGGGCGTTCTGCTTGCTTTCGGCAATGTACGCCTCGGCCAGGTTTTTCATGTCACGGCCGCCAGGGCCGAGGTTCTTCAGCTCGGCACCCTCGACAAAGGCGAGCTGCTCGACCGTGTAGATGCTCTGTGCCCGCAATTCGGCCCGGCGCCCCTCGGTCAGGAATGGCGCCTTCTCGAGCGGTGTGCCGGTCTTGGTCTGCGCCGCGTGCTCGAGGAACTGGTGGTACTGGTGCTTGAACCGCTCGGCGTAGGTCCACATTCGCTGCCGGCCGGTGAATTGATCGGTGACCCAGCCGCAAAATTCCTTGGCCGGAAACACCTTGACGTCCTTGTTGGCGCCGGAACGGATCTCGACATGCTCGACATCATCGAAAATCGGCCGGCCTTCCTGGCGGGACTTGGCCTCGTTCTCGACTGCGACGTGCTTGAACAGCACGACGAGCATCTCGTCGGGGTCGCGGTATACAGGCATAGTTTTCCCTCACTGTTGAAATGGTCCTGGCCGCCTCCGCGGAAGGAGGCTTGAAACCTACACGTCGGCGGCCAGGTTACTCGGCATCCTGTCTGCTGTTCGGCTAGCTCAGGCCGCCGGGTTGCTGTCGTACATGCGCCAATTAAAGAGCGGATTGGTCATCGTGAGTTCACCCATCCAACCAATAAATTGCGCGACCGCATCTTTATCAATTGGCATCTGCCCGCCTTCGTCAAACAGCTTATCGAAGTTGCGCGAGGGGTGATAACGCATGCGGAGACTGTCGGTGTTGATCCCAAAGGTAGTGTTTGGCGGCATGTTCGATCCGATGCCTCCGTCGAGCACAATTTCGGCACGCTTTCCGCCACCGATATACTCCAGAGCACTGAAGCCGAGCTTTCCCAGTGACGTTTCATTTTGCTGCCTCTGGATTGCCACTGTGGCCGCATCGTAAGCGGCGTAGTGTTCCGGCGACATGATCAGCAGATCGGCATAATCGCGACCGCGCGATTGCTTGGTCATGGCGACATTAAGCATCGGCCGGATGGTAGTCGAGCTGACCTGCGTCGAGCCTGACAGGAAGCTGTTGGCGTCGAAAGTCTGGGTTCGCCAGATCAGCGCCGTGCCGCGATCGATGCCGCCATAGACGCCGGTGGTGTTTGCGATCGGGATTGCGGTGGCAAGCCCGGTAATCTGCTTGTTGCCGTTGGCGGTGCCGTCGGAATAAATGCCGGCGTCCATGGCGTCCTCAAGCGCCTTCTCGGCCGCCTCGAGATAGGTCTGCATCACGTCGAGCAGTTGCGCCTCGCCCTGGTTGTTGAGGATCTCCTGCATCGACAGGATAATCGGGACCACGACTTGCTTGGGATCCCATACTGCGTCGTTGAACAGATCGATCGCAGGATTGAGCAGCTGATCGTAGCCGGAGTACCATTGCGCGGATTGTTTGCCGATCTGCAGCGTCTGGCGAACCTTGGGTCCAGAATACGTTTGCCAGAGGCCTTTCCTTTTCATCACCGCCAACAATGCATTGTTGTTGCTGACGAGGTCTTGGTAATCTGACGATCGATCTTCGACCGCCATGGACAGGATCTGCTGATAAGCAGCAGTAGATGTGACGTTGGGCATGATGCCTCCACATGGGGTTCAGATTAAAAGCCACCGTGAGCGCGCATGGCGTTCTGCAGTGCTTCGCGTGCTGATCCACTCGGTTGTCTGCGCCTTGCCGCTCCGTTTGAGGGAGCCACGGCTGGCGAGCCAGATATCGAGCGATCGGTAAGTTGCCGGGTCTGAGCCGATGTGGTGCGGGTCTGATCCGCATGTGTGGCAGGCTGGAGCAGCTCTGCCCTTCGATACGCCTGATCCAGATCGAAACCCAACGCGAGTTCCTGCCTGATCAGTTCTCCAAGTTCATCCAGTCGCGGGTGAGTATCGGCGTATCTGTCGACCGCACTGCGCGTACTGACGAATTGCTGCTGATACTGCATCTGTTGGACATAGCTTTTCAAGCCCTGAATTTCCTGATGCAGGGCGCCGATCTGCTGCCCCGCCGCGCCCAGCTGGTTGCCATGCTGGACCTGCTGCAGCTGCTCCGGGGACTGGCTCAGTATGTGATAGGCGACATCCCGCAGGGTCACCCTGGAGCCGTCCTGGCGCACCATGTTGAGATTGTTCACAATCACGTCCAGCCCGCCAACCACGTCCTGGCGAAGCTTGGCCTCCATGCTGATGTAGCTGTTGAGCGCCTTGTCGAGCGTGGTTCCCTGGCTGCGCGCCAGTTCGTGGAAGTGCCGGATGGGCTGCATGGCCTCGTGATCGGCCCGGTAGCGCCGGTAGATGCCGTCCGCTTCCTGGTGCAGGCGATACATATCGCCGCGCACGGTCTCAGGGGTATCGGCCCAGTCACGCCTGGCGCGCTCCGACACCCGCGGCGGGGGCGCCGCGAAGGGTGCATGCTCGGGCAGGGTTTTGTAAGGGGTGCCGTTTTGGGCATTTTGGGCGTTCTGGTTCTGTCCTTGCGCGCCCAAGTTTTTTTCATTTTGCGCGTTTGCGTTGTTGACGCGGGGCGCAAAATGACCGTGCTCTCCGCGCTCCCTTGCGCCAGGTGTCGCCTGCTCGTCCGGCCGCTTCTTGAGGTCCAGCCGCGGCGTTTCCTCGGGAGGCTGGTTGTGGCCTGACTTGGCCTCTGCCGGCTTCGGCGTGGCCCGCTGGGGCGGCCGTTCACCCTTGGGCGGTGGATTGGCCGCCCGATCGTACGCCCTCTGCAGGCTCTCCCTGGCGCTCGGGGAACGCCCCTCAGGCGCCACGGGGGCCTGGCTGCCGATCGGGTTGGGGCTTGAGGTGGGGTTTTGATTGATCACCACCTCGCTCTGCTGGGGCGCAGGCGCTGCAGGGGCTGGCGTGGGCGCCTGGCTCGGCGGTGCTACTGTGACGTCTGACATGGCTATATCCCTTTGACCTTTTGCACAGCGCGGCTGAGAGCCTCACGCCGCACGCGCTTGGTTTCCGGCAGGTCGGTCGACCGCCGCTTTGGCTTGAATTTCTCATTGCCCACCTCGGTGAGGCCCAGGGACCGCCCCACGGCGCGAAAGGCCCGCTTCGAGGTGTAGAGCCGGCCGTCGACCTGTTCGGTGGGTTCCATGATGTCGCTAATGACGTAGGGCAGCGACAAATTGGAGCGCGCTGTTTTTTGTGACGGCTTTTTCACCCGCCACCGGTTCGGCGCGACTTCCTCCAGCTCGACGCAAGCGGGATCCTCAGTCGGGCTATATCCGCCGCAGTCACAAGGCCCCGGCGGTAGTGCCGGGGCGTTGTTGACGGCGCAGAATGACCAGTGCAGCCGCTCGGTCATTTCGGATGCTTGTCCCCATTTGTTGCAATGACGAGGTAGTTCACCGGCATGCCGTAGATGGCGACCTTGGTCACCGGCATGCCCTTGCCGTTGAGCGCCTCGGTCACACCCAGCCCCAGCTTCGGACTGGACGCGGTGACGTCGACCACGGGTCGGCCCCCCGTGGCCACGGTAATGACGCTGACCGCCATGTCACTTCTTCCTTGTTGACGAGCGCGCGATCGGCAGGAACTCAAAGCTTGCCGGCGCCGACACCTCCGGGCCGTTCTTGACGATCACCTCCACTGTCACCGGATCGATCCACAGCGACGGCTTGACACCGGTCGATAGCGTCTTGGCCTCGGCGTCGAACGTCGTCGGCTCGTCCTGGCCGGCGAAGTTGATGATGCTGTCGCCGAAGAAATTCTCGCCCGACACCACCAGCGTGAAATCGGGATCGCCCACCATGCAATCGGCCGGCTCCAGGCTGCTAATGGCAGGCTTGGGCACCTCGACGTCCTCGGGGAGCGGCAAACTTACGGTTTGCGGCTCGTTGATGCTGGCCGTGTAGGGAAAGGCCTGCGTAGTCGACTTTGGTTCCTGTTGCTCGGCAGCAACAGGTTTGTCTTTATCGGTGGTCATTTTTGTGGCCCTTTTTCTTTTCCTCGTCGTCATGGGCGGGAGCCGCGACAGGCTTGGGCTGCGGTTGTCCCGCAATGGGGGTTTCTGGCTTCATGGGCGAGGTCGGCGCCACTCCGCCCTGCTCCATGCCGAGGCTGTTGGGGTCGACAATCGGTCCCGGGGGATCGCCCTGCTTGCCGCTCGGAATGTTCGGGTTGACGTTGTCGCGTGTCAGCTGGCCAGGCCTGCCGCTCGGATCTTCCGGCCTGGTCTTTTCGATGAACTGCGGATCTGTGTTTCGCAGCTTTTCCATCTCTTCGGGAGTGTGTGTAGCCGGCTTCGGTGTCGACTTCGTCACTTCAGCATGCTCGTCGTGTTTTTTGTCGGTCATGATGTCAGGTCCATGTGAAGGTTTGAGGAGCAGTGGTGACAACGCCGCCGGTCACAACCGTGATCGGCCACGTTCCAGCCGAGGTCTTTTTCGGCATCGTCGCCGTCAAGGTTGTCGCGTTGGTGTAGACAGTCGGGCAGGGCACGCCATTGGCGTACACAACGGACTGCCGGGTGAAGTTGGTGCCGGTAACCGCGGTGAGTGCCGTAGTGCCGGACGGTCCGGAGGCTGCCGTGGTTGGCGCGATCGTGGTCAGCGTCGGGTTGGTCGCCGGCGACAGGCTGGAGGCGTGGCTGGCATTGGGGCCGGCCAGAACAGACGCCGCCGTCAGCGCCGGCCCGCAGGACACCATCTTGTTGGTGTCGAGCACGCCACCGCCCGGATAGGTGTAATTTATATTACCTGCGCCCGTGCTCGACAGCTCTGTGCCAGCGCCTTCGTGCGGCACGCTGGTGGAGGCAGGCACCGCGCCGGATGCAGCACCGGGATAGCTGCCCTCGGTGCCGCCGGCCGTGGCGCCAGTGCCGGACGCCAGCGCAGCCACGTTGGTGGCGAACACATAGACCGAGCCGGCCGAGCCGTCGTCATAGTAGGGCGGCGGCGAGGTATCGAACCGGGTGTTATCGAGCCAGTCCGCGTAAGTCAGCTTGGTGAAGTTCGGCGGATTGGGCGGAGTGGCACCGGTGAAGCCGAAGTTTGTGGGCGGCGTCGGGTTGGGTGGTGTGACGGTTACTGCGCTCTGGGCCATACTGGTCTCCCTGGGGTTAGTGGTGGGGCGGATCTCCTGGATAGGCCTTCCACAGTCCTATAACGACGCGCCGGCCCATCTGCAGCGCGCCCGGTCCAATATCCATCGGTGGTGCCTCGACAACGCGCAGGTTCGCCCACCGCCCCGTCAGCAGGACAGAACCCGTCTCGGCCGCCATCACCACGCTGCCGCCGATCGGAATACCCGGCGTGTAGACCAGGCCGGCGGCATTGCCGCTCAGCAGGATCGAGCCAGTAGCGGCCGTCAGGCGGTAGCCGGATGTCAGTGCCAGACCGGCTGGATAGCCCGTCAGGACAATCGAACCAGACACCGCCGGCATTGCGCGCGCCGTCGACATGCCCGTAGGCAAACCACTCAGAACGATGGCGCTGGGATCCGCGGCGATGTTGCGCGCGGTTATTCCACCTGCCGCCGTGCCCGCCAGATTGATGGCGCCAGGCGAGGCAATCAGCACCTTGGCGCCAACCGTCAGCAATCCAACCGGAACGCCGGTCAGGACGATCGCACCGGGAGAGGCCGTCAGAGACAGATTGACCTTGAGATTGGTGGTCGCAACCGGAGTGACAACAATCGAGCCCGTCACCGCTGTCAGATTGCGCGCTACCGCTGGTCCGGTTGGATAGCCCGTCAGCAGGACAGATCCCGCTGTTGCCGGCATCACGCGGCCAAGCAGCGTCCCTACCGCGTTGCCGCTCAGCGTAATGGCGCCAGCCGTCGCCGGCATCGAGCGCGCCGCTATCGTGCCCGTAGCTGTTCCCGCCACGACGATCGAGCCCGCAGTGGCA